GCCCTGAGCATGTCATGTGGCGTGGGCTTAGGACGATTGGCTTTTTTGGCTCTATGTGGGGTAGCGTTGCATCCTCAACGGTCAATGCCATGTCTGTTTGGACAGTCACGGCCCCACAGATGACGATCATGAAGGGGTCTGCTGGCCTCGATATTTATAAGATGTCAGCTCAGGTTATAGCTGGATTCCGTGGTCAGGTCGGATATGGAATGCACGTTGATCCATACGCAATACCGGGTCTTACGGATGAAGAGAGAGAGGCCCTAATCCTTGCAAACAAGCGGGGGACTGTTCGGGCCCAGATGAATCCAGAGCTTATGGGCGTCGAAAGCGAAGTCATGGCGTCCCGTGGCGGCGGAATTAAGCGGACAGCCCAGCGCTATTTCCAATACGGAGCCAGTGTTATCTCGGTTACTGAAGAGATGAACAAGGCTGCTGCTTTTATTGTGGCGTATCGGTATGCCAAAGATCCGAAGGCTTTAAAGAATTGGAAGGAAGCCTACAGCAAAAACGAGCGTGCCAAGATCATCATTGAGGAAGGCTCTAATCCTTATGATGTCGCTGAATTTATGGTTGAGACAGCGACATTCATGGGTGGTCAGATTGAAAAGCCGCCTGTCATGCGCGGGGCGGGTGGGGTGCTTTTGCAGTTTTCCCAGTACGCATTGCAGACAATGTTCTTGCTGTCTGAAAATCTGCGCAATCAGGGGCCTCGTGGTAAAGTCGCAGCCGTGTTTACAATCATGACGATGTGGACTGTATCCGGTTTGCTATTTGCAATTCCGTTTGGTGACGATGCAATCAATATCTTCCAATATGCGTATAACAATATTTGGAAGAAAAAATTAGATTTTCGCACTGAGGCGCAATTAATGCTGGCCGAGATGTTCGGTGGTGGAGAAGATGCCCGTAGAGATGCTGAGGCAATCCTACGTGGCCCATCTCGCTCATTGCTTGGATTGAATCTTAGTGAGCGGGTTGGCTTCACATCAGTCATTCCTGAATTTAATGACGGCCTTGCGATTGTCCCTGCCATCTCAACCAGCGTCCTAAAGATCTCAGAGTATCTTGATCGTCGCCAATCTGGAGTGCAGCCCATTGGTGCTTATGTGGCAGCCGTATCTCCGTTCATTGGTAAGGGGCCGTCGGATCTCCTAAAAGGCTTTGTGCAGTACCCGCAGGAGGGTGTCAGGACGCGCTACGGTAGGCTCGTTATAGAACCTGAGGAGTTACCATTTAAGGAGCAGGCTAAGCGTGGCTTAGGCTTCCAGTCAGCTGACATTGCACGCGAGATGCAGGCGAGGCAGGCCGGGAAGGAAGTTTCTGAGTCAACGCGAAACGCAGAGCGGAGAAATACGTTGCGCCTTGGCAAGCTGCTGGCAGATGCAGCCAAGGCTGACAAGGCTGGTAAAAAAGCTGAGGCAGAAAATATTCGCATGGAATTTGATAAAGAAATTCAGAAAATTTCCAAAGAGTATGGAGCTGAACTTCAAAAAGGAAATATGGAAGACGCCATCAAGCCGCCGTCAGATCAGACTCTTAAAAACGCCATGATGGCAGAGCTATATCCGGGTATGAAGCTCGACAGAGTTGGTAAGCTCAAGCGTCCGGCTTACGAAGAGATTTACAAGACGATCAAAGTTGAAGATGAAGAGGGCCAATACGAAGATGGCGAGTACGAAGTGGAAGGCGGCACTGAGGCCGCCCTCCCTCAGTAACTTAAAACGGAACGTCGTCGCCGTCTAGGTCACGAGCCTTGTAGCCACCTGACTTAGCCGCTGGGGCCTGCTGCTGGCCAGCATTATCCTTAGGCTCATAGAGCGATACGATGATGCTCTCACGGCCTTCGTTGCCGCCAACGCCAGCTGGGTTAAACGTGCGGTCGAGCAGCAGGTAGGGGCCATTGTCCCCTTCCATCATGACGCCGACATTCTTGAAGCGGCCTTTGGTCTGGCCTTGGCCATCTGTGTATTCGCCAACCTTGACGACGAGATCATACTTTTTACCCATTTACTTTCTCCTACTTAAAAAACTTCATCAACTTGGTAGTATTGCGTGGGGCCATCAGCTCTGCTTCTTCAAGCATAGCTTCGTGCAATTTGCGCCACGCTTCGCGCTCTTCTGGAGATAGGCTTGCAACAAGATCACATGCTGTGTTCGCCCACCCATCCCAATCAGTCATACCTTCTTCATCATCACCCGCTTCCAGTATATCGATGTGCAGGGGTGTCTTAGCCTTGGCGACAATCTTTTCCTCAAGGGTCTGCACCTGAGCTGCCGCTACAGGAACGTCGTGGAAGTCAGTGATGTCCATCTCGTCACCGCTATAGTCATCGGCCTCGATGATGCCTTCAGCCTGATTGGCAACCATCACTGCACGCTGCGCTTCGGTGGACAGGGGCATATACTTGCTGGCCCTACGCACCACAGTCTTACGCCACATCTCAGCTTCGTCAGTCTTCCAAGGGCCGACGATAACGCCCTCCTTGGTCTTCGATGATGAGCGGTTGCGGATCGAAAGGATCTCTTCCTTGCTCATGATCTCGAACTGCGTCTCGCCGTTCTTCAGTTTCCATACGCAGTACGCACCAATCTTCTCGCCGCGATCCGACAGGCCGTGCTTGTGAATGATGCGTGGCTCGATGCCTTCCTCGACCTCGAACACATCCTTCTCGTACACCAGACGGCTTTCGATCTTCAGAACTTCGCCTGCCTGCAAGGCCAGCTTCATCAATCCCTTGTAGCGCGGGCGGAACTGGGCGACATTCTTCTTCATGCGGCCATCCCAGACCTTCAGGATGTCAGCTTCACCCATGTTCTTATTGAGCGATAGGCCCAGCTCTGCAGCGTTCAGACACGCCTTCAACAGTGAGCCACGGTCGCAGTCCAGCAAGTCCATGTTATCAGCGACAGCGGCCACTACGATAGCTTGGAACTTATCGACCGTCATGGCCTGCGGCAGTAGGCTGCGAAGGTGGCCCTCGCGTGCAACTAGCTCTTGCTTAAACCGATCCATCGGCTTGGCAGGAACGATCTCGTTACTTTGCATTTTTCATTTCCTCTTCCAAATCTTCAATCATCAACTCTATGGCACGCTCGACAGTAGCTCGAAGCGTGGGCTTCAAAGGATGCTTACCTGCGATTTCGCGCAGCCTTGCCAGCAGATCCCTGCTGACCCTCATCATAACAACATCCTTCATTATGTGATCCTCACGGTTGTGTAGCCAGAACGCTTGCCAGTCATAGTGCCAACCATGTCCGGCGTGATTTCCTTGCCGGGATTACTGGGAACATTGCTGATCGACATCTTGTATTCGCCGCACTTGACGGAAGCCTTGTCCTGCGATGTGTTCATAAGCTCCAGCTTCGCACGCGCCTTCATCAATAGCGTTGCTTTGGCTTCATCGGCACGAGCTGCGGCAATCTTTTCGTCTTCCTTGGCAGTCTTATAGTCCAAGAAGAGCAGAGCGTCTGCGTCATCAAGGACAACATCGCTCTTAGGCAACGTCCCCATGAGCTTCGTAATCGCAGCAACATCCGTCGCATAGTCCGGCTCCGGCTCCTTGCCATCAGCAATCGACTGCCAGAACAGCGTGATCTCATGCTTGATAGCATCAATGATGTTGTCGTTGCGCGGAACCTTCATGCGGCGTGGCTCGTCATCGATCAAGGCAACAAGCCATGCGTGATCCGATGTCGTGCAGGCCAGCTGGTGCTGCACCTGAAGCAGATAGTTCTCAGGTGCTTCATCGATCTCTTCACCATTGTAGTTCCAGCCATAGCCACGGGCAGACCATTTGATCTCGACAGGAGCGCCATTGTTCGCGATGTAATCGAACGACGCACCCATTCCGGGGCAGTCATCGACCGTGTAATAGTCATTGACCTTCGCCAGATCCATAGACCAACGATGCGCAGCCCAGTTGGCAATGCCGCTCTCAAGGAACGTGCCAGCTTGCACAGCCTTATTGCCAGAGATGTCCTCCGGCGACAGCTTACCAGACTTCTCCATCCACAATTGCCAGCGACTTGAATAGGGCGACAGCCCAAACAACGCAGCAACATCGCTCCCACCAACGTGTTGGGAACGCAACTCGTGCCAGTGCTTCTGGTCACGTACTTGAATTATAGCCATTTTTATTCTCCGGTTATGGCCGTATCTAGTCGGCCTACACATGGCATACAGATGACTACGGAGTAATGTCAAGCCCCTTGTAAACATCTTCTACAGATCGAGCTAAAATATATATCCCGCCGCGCTTTTCCCACGCACTCTGCCATGCCGCTTGAGCAAGGCGCTGCTTTCCCTTCTCGGTCTTGACCTCGATAGCGAATGCTCGGCCCGGTGTCATGACGCCAAGCAGATCGGGCGTCCCTTCAGGGGCAGACTGGATAACACGGGCTCCACCATCGAGCGGTCGGAACTTGCCCACGTTGATGCGGAACATCATGATGTCCTGCCTCTGACCCAGAGCGAGTCGGATGTCCTGTTGGATTACGGCCTCTCTCATTGCAGTGTTGCTTTTCCAGATTCATTGTTGAGCGTCTCCATCGCGGCCTCAACGGAAGCCATCATCGCAACAAAGCACCTGTGGCCATCTAATTGAACAATGCCTCTGTCCTCATGCCACTGGTCGATCACATGTAACATCTCAAATGTTAGCGCATGGATGAGGGATATTGGAACAACTACCGCATGGAATTCTTCGCTGTCGCCTTCGCCATCTTCCATACCAAAGACCTCTCTCTTGCCGTCAAACCGTTGGTTGTCTGAGCATCATGTCCACCTATCATCTTGGTAAGGCGCGATACCTCTTGCCCGCAGATAACATTGAACGCCCACTGCGTCGGGTTATTATAGCCACGCTTACGGGCAACGCTAGTGAGAACCTTAAACTTCTTCTGCATCGCATCTTCAGCTATTGCGTTCTCTGCCTCACGGCGCGTCTCAACCAGATCGCCATCGACATGCTTCACATCCCTACCCATTACAGGATAGGCGTGTCCGCACATTGGGCAGGTCGGGGTCGGTTTATGAACCGCAAAGCAGGCAGGGCATGTACGGACTGAGACAACATTCTCATCGTTCTTGCCACGGTTTGCAACAAACCCGTCAGCAAGACTCCAGTCCCTGTCATCGTCAATGAAACCGTGCCTTGCGGTGTTGCCTGCATGATCAAGAATGATTGTCTTCTCCTTGTCAGGGTGCGGCCTGATTGCTCGACCGCATTGCTGCAGATACAATCCAAGGGATTTAGTCGGGCGCAATAGGATCGCAACCTCAACAGACGGGAGATCGAAGCCCTCGCTCACCAGATCGCAGCTGGTCAGAATCTGTATCCGGTCTTCTTCAAATGCTTTGAGAACGCCATCGCGCTCAGTTTCATCCATGCCGCCATCGATGTGGCTGGCTGCGTGTCCAGCCTGACGGAAGTCTTCGGCCACATCCTTAGCGTGCTTGACGCTCACGCAGAACGCGATTGCCTTCTTACCATTCGCATACTTACCATAGTGCTTAACAGCGCTGCCGGTGATGATTGGCTTGTCCATCGCGTCTTCGAGCTGCTTGGATACGTAGTCGCCCATGCGCGTGCCAACAGTGCCAAGATCCGGTGCGCTAGGCGCATAGACAACAGCGTTAGATAGGAAGCCCTGAGCCATCAGCTCTGCGACCGTAGGCCCCATCACCATGTCATCGAACATCTGACCCATGCCTTTGCCGTCAAGCCGTGCAGGCGTAGCCGTGACGCCCAGAACACGAGCTGTCGGAAAGCCGGCGACAACCTTGCCCCAGCTGCTGTCAGGCGTGAAGTGATGCGCCTCGTCACCAATGATCAGGTCGAACGGCTTCATCGTCTTCATGCGCCGCACCAATGTGAACACGGATGCCACCACCACGTTGGCGATAGGGATGCCCGGAGTGCCGCCAGCTAGGACGGCGTGTGATACGCCCACCTTCTTTAGCGCAGCACTGATTTGCTTGAGCAGCTCACGCCTGTGCGCCACGATTAGGATGCGCTTGTTGTTCTTCGCCATGCCTGCCGCGATGTAGCTAAAGATCACCGTCTTGCCCGATCCCGTAGGGGAAACGAGCAGGGTTTTCTTGTGCCCATTGCGAAAGCTGTCGCGCACAGCCTCAACGGCTGAGTCTTGGTAGTCTCTAAGTTTAACCATAGATTTGCTTTACTCCGCACGCCATACTTGCGTGGATGTCATGATGTCGGTTGGCCAGCCACTGTCCTCAGTGAAGCTGCGCTCCTCGAACAAAACCATATTCGTCGGTCGGATCAACAGGCGGTCGCCTTCCGTCCGCATAAACATGAACTCTTTGCTCTGGTCAGGTGACGCACTGAACCCATCGCTGTGCGGGCAGGCGGTGAACAGACAGGTCGCCCGGTCATCCTTGCCATCGTAACGCGCCTCAAGGTTTACCAGATATTCATAACGGATTACATCGAACTCGGTTCCATAACAGTCCCAGACCTGCGCGTCTTGCAGTGTCCAGTGCGGCGCTGGGCAGGCGCTGAATGCCAGCGCATGAGGTGGCACGTTGCGATAGACAGCGCCGCACTCAAGCATCACATGGCAACCCCACGCTCGGTCAGGCTCGGATCTCAGGGCGAACCAGACGGCAGGCTCGAAGCCTTTGCCGTCCTTGCGGATGAACGAACTGTCAACGTGGACATAGAGATGGTGCGGTAGGTTTCTGCTGCTCACAGCGACCTCCCAATATCAATACCCTTACGGATGCCAGCCTCAACCAGACGCATCCAGACTGTTTCGTCCCACGCGCCGGACATATACAGCGTTATTTGTGGCTTATCACTCTTTGAGGCTTGGTCGTAACAGATAGCACGAGCGGCCTCGCGGATTAACGTGTCATCTTCGTGCATCATTTCCCCAGTCCCTTCTTCAGTTTCCTATAGCGGCATTCCACGGACGCAATCGTGAGCCCCATTTGTTCCGCCATGTAGGCTGGCCTCAGGCCATGCTCATAATATTCCAGCAGCTGGGCGTCCTTCTCAGGCGTCCACACTCTTACAGACCGTCTTACTATTGGCATTCTATTTTCCGCAACAGCGCACGCAATTCGACTATGGCGCTAAAGATGCTAGGCGTTACCTGCACATCGTTATCCATGCAGAAGTTAATGAAGTTGCGATGGATGTCGATACGCGCTTGGATAATACCCACAATGCGGTCGCGTTCTTCCTCTGCCTCTGTCACTGATCCCAATCCTCATATCCATCGAGCAGTCGCTCCAGCACCCAGTCAATCAGGCGGCGTATCATACGCCCCGTTCTTTCAGGTGTTCACACTCTTCAATCTGAATGCTGATCAAGTCACTGATCACCGTGCCGACATTATCACGCAGCCATGACACAATGCGGGCGCGCTCGATCTCCGCTCCGCGCTCACTGGCACGCTCAAGAAACTGCGGTAGATTGTGGGCGGACACATACAGTTGCCCGTCAATGTCCTGAGCCTCAACAATATCACTCATAGCGCCACACCCGAATGCCGCCTTCAGCATCACGAGCAATGAACTTCTTGCCATTGCGGCGACCTGCATGGGAAGCAGTGCTACTCATCGAGCGCAACGCAACATCCTTTACAAAGAAGCTCTGGCCAATTTCCAGCTGCGACCAAGGGTATTTCTCCCGGCGACCATTGTGCTGCCGCGCAGCAGGGATTGCATGTTCATCTTCAATTTCAAAGCTCATATTATTCTCCGTTCATCTTATAAATATTACACTTTAATCGGTGTAATTCAACCTAGAAGTTACGCCTACGGCGCTCATCTTTCAACAGCCTTTCAGCAGTAGGCAAGCTAATGCCAAACGCAGCGGTAATGTGATGCGGACGCTTGCCAAGAAGCGTAGTGTCCGGCCAATCACGGATGATCTTGAAGGCCAATTCCTCGCCCTCGTGTTTGTTCTTTTTTACCATAGTCCTACTGGCCACTCCTGCTTAGGTAGATGAATTGCTCGTGCCGATGTGCCGCCGAAGCTGATACTATTCGCACTCTTCTTTGCATATGGATGGCGCATCAAAACGCCAGCCCAACCTTCGTAATAAACAGATGTTTGCATGATCCGGTTCATAGACTGAATGCTCTGGCCTATCCATACGCCATGAACAGACTTACCATCGCGGTCAATCTTCATTCCATAACGGGCAAGAGTAGCTTCTGATACTTTCAAATTAACGTCTGCGTGTTCATCATTTCTAAAACAAATAACCATTAGCTCACCAATCGTGCGATCCTGCGTGCCATGAACAGTCTCAACCCGAATCATGCTCCCCACAATGTGATGCAGCAGGGAAACGTCTTCGCGCTCTGACTTCACCTGTAGGAACTCATCGAGGTTTACGGTGTTCAGGTATTTCTCGCACTGCTTCAGGTCTAAACGCTTCGTGCTATACAGGCTATGGCATCCGGCCATCAGCGTCCCCAGCTGATCACCAATACGGCGGTTTGCCAGCATAACGGCAATCGTCTCTTTGAAAATCTCCACGTTATGACGCAACGTAAACAGATTGTGCAGCTGCCGCGCAACCAAGCGCTGTGGCATATCATCCGGGATCTCCGATGCAAGGCTCAAGAAGTCCTTGAACTCCATCTCTTTTTTCTTCCGCTCGTCATGACTGTAGCTTTCCAGCGGCTTGATCGTCAGCACTGCCGTTCTGGAAAGGTCGGCTGCTTCCTTCAGGCCAACGCCAATCGATGACATCAGGAACGACGACCGCATCGTAAACGTCTGTGCGCTATGGTTCGCAGAGCCCTTCAGAATACGGCCACGCCCCTCGCTCGAAGCCTGCCGCATCAGATCCATAACAGCCTTACGGCGCGCCTCGTTTTGCTGCTTCTGCTTATCGTCACCCTCGGCCTCATCAAACACCACAGGCATAGCATCATTACGCAGCAGCTGACGGATACCAGCCTCAGTCGTTGCCCCCATAGGATAGATAGCCAAGTCCCCAAGGCAAGCGCCCGCAATCTCATTCACAATCGTTGACTTACCCGAACCCTGATTGCCCGTTACCCATGCGTGCGTTCGCCATTGCAAGCCACCGCAAACAACAGCGGTCGCAATCCAGCCAGCCAACAGGTCGCCATAGATAGGCGCATCCCAGCGCACCTTGTTGCACAACTCTCGGATCATCCGGCCATCGTCATCGCTTGCTTGTGCATTGTAATCATCAATATTTAATATCAGATCGACACTCTTCTGATAAATCCAACGGCTCTTGAAGCGCACAAACGGAATCTCTCGCGTCTCAGTCCCAGCCCTACTCACCACCAGCTTACTACCAGCATTCATCACGGCGCGATCAACATCATCCTCACCCTTGTCTATCCAGATACCACGCCCACGCAGCCGCTTGGGATCATAGACGCCCAGATTATGGCAGCTATCCATGATTTGAATGCCAGCCTGTATCCAATCAACACCCTTGCCATCGGGCAGACCCTGCTGGCTACCCCAGTGAGCTACGTTGCCATAGATATTTACACAGCCCTTCTGGCTCATCAGGCGGTCGGGATCAAATATCTCCACCTGACCACGTTGCTGCGTCTGCAACATAAATTTATTGTTGTCATAGCCCAGCGGTCGCCACTGTCGCGCCACATCCTCATCATAGTCGATGATCTCTTCTTCTTTGACGGGTTCATCAAGAACAGCAACGGTAGCGCGTTTCAATTCTCGGCGCAGCAATCCCGTAATGTTCTCCGGCTTCACCTTCGCTGGCAGCTCGTCGCCCAAGTCCCACGCATCAGGAAACGCCGGACTAAGCCCGACAATCGAGACAGGCACAGCATGGCGCGCTAGAATGTTCTGGATTTCAATCGCCGCTTGCGCCCCAGCCCCGTCATTGTCCGGCCAGACCACGACGCTATGCCCCTCCAGTATATCCCAACTGGTCTGCTCGACGGCATTCGCACCGCCCTGCCATGTCGAAACAACCCAGCCCTCCGGCAAATACTGTGGCGCTGCATCAGCTGCCTTCTCACCCTCGACAAGCAGCACTGGCGCATTCGGCGCAGACGCAATCATGTCGCTGTTATAGAGCGGGCGTCCCTGCCCAAAGCCCGAAGTGATATACTTCTTGCCGTCCCAGACTATCGGTCGGATCTCTTTCCGCTTACCTTCGGGGTTCCAACGCGCCACCGCGCCAAAGGCAGAGCCATCAGCCATGCGGTATATCCACATCGAGTCCGGCTCACCACCCAGCGCAGTCTTCAGCTTTGCAGGAACCACAATCGGCTCCGGCATGGGCGTGACTATGCTCGGTGTGTCAGTTATATCCCCGGCCTTAATCGCCGTCAGGTCTATCTTACGCATGGTTCATGCCCAGCATTTCCGCAAATCCTTTTAATGTTTTGTGCAAGCTACCCCCGAATAGCCTCATAGATAAATCGATCATGTCGCCATGCTCACCAGTCGCGAAGTCTTTCCAACGCCCAGTTTTAAGGGATACCCCCAGCGAAGCGTTGCGATCATCGCGCCAAGGCGCAGTGGATACAAACCAGCCACCCTGCCGCCTGCCATTGGGCAGCCACTCTTTGCAAAGCGCCTCGATGTGCGTGGAACTCAAGCGATCCTTGATGTCGCTTATAGATATTGACCGGAGATTGACGGTCTTACCAGCGGCGGGGAAAGGACGGCCTCCGCTGGAAGATATGTGGTTTTTAGGCAAGCCTTGGACAGAGCCACATTTTCCGGTCATGTTGTTAATACCTTTCTAAAATCGCGCCGTCAAACGCACAAACACTAATGCTGGCACAGCAAAACAAAACTGACAAGCCCTAACCTTCGCTGTCGTAAACGCCGCCAACAAAACTAAACTTATGAAAGCGTATCGGCGCAGCCTCGGTGCGATACACCTTACCCGCAGCATCCTTCCATTTCCCGTGCTTGTCCAGCCGGATACGGAACGTCAATGCTTTCGGGTCAGGCTCTATCGTCCAGTCCTGCTCCGCCTCGTTCGTGCAATGCCCCATGATCATCGCGGGTCGCCAACCTTTCTTCAGGTCAGCAATCATCTCGCGAATCACCATCTCGTGCCCGCTTATATATTCCACCACCTCGAAGGGAATAGTCCCCTTCTCCTCGTAGCGATTAGCAAATCCGTGGATCAATCGCCCAGCCTCGAACGAACCGCCTGCCTAAGCATAATCGGTGTGAAGCCCCAGACCCTGACCGCCAAACTATAATCTGTCACCAAACCTTGTATTTTACTATCAATCTCTCGCAGCTGTCGCGCCGCCCTATCACGTTCATTAAAGGCATCGCGTGCCTTCAGGATTACTTCGTAATCAGTCATCCGACTATCTCCTCGATCTCTGCTTTGTCCGTGTAATCACAGACCACCTCATCGGGGTCATTCCCATAGACAAAAAATATCATGCCAATCCGCTTGCGGTCAGCGTTCGCCACCTGAAGCCACTCCTCATCGCAGTGTCCAAGCTCTGCCATCACAGCTTCAGCGTCATCGCTATGCCGGATAGGATATTCCTCGCCGTCAAACACCGACAACAAATAGCCCTTGTCCAGAGCGCGCCCCACTATCTGTTTCACTACGAAACGCTCTTCAGTGTTCATCGTTTCCTCCTCGGTTCTCTCCGGCCATGCTCAATGAGCAAATCCATCGCCTTGTAGTAATCATCCCACAAAGACGGGTCTACGTCCGTGCTGTCATCGCCGCTAACGTGTTCATCAACCGAATTGACAATCAGATCCAGCATATCGAGCAGCTCCACTGCGTCTGCCTCCAGATCCCTGTTCACGATTGCACCTTACGCACAGGACTCTTGCGCGGCTTCTTATCCTTGCTGCCCTTGGGACGGCCAGCCCTCTTCGTCGGGGCAACCGCATCCCAGTCCAGCCAAGCGGCCAACTCAAACAACTTCTTTGCTAACCATCTATTCATCATCCTTCTCCTGCAAATGCTTCGAGCCTCTCAAGCTCGTCAATCATGGCCTTCATGCCCTCGCGTAGCATGGAAAACGAACCTTCCTCTGCAATGATCTGGCGCAACTTATCGTCGATCATGTCAAAGAATTGAGCCGAATCCGTGAACGCCTCCTGAAACCGATAGACGTTCGTATCCACCTTGCTTGCAACCTCGGCCTTAACCATCTTCTCGATCTGCGGACGCAACATAAACATAATGCTCTCCGCGATAGGCGCTCGGTTCAAACGATACAGCGCCAGAAAATCATCCTTCTCCATCATCAGCCTCCACCAGCTTCATGGCCCACAAAATCTCTTCCTTGCTAATCGCTTTCAGCAAATCCTTCAGCTTCACCCGTGCGTCCAACTCATCGTTAGCCATCACGGAAAAGCCCAGCGTGAAATCAAACTTCTTCATATCAATATGCCTTTCCGTTTCGATACTCGATAGTCGTGACCTCGCTCTCGCGCTCGTCTATCACTGTCCAAAGCCGATCATCTTCCTTGCTCAAAGCCAGCGCCGCCCACATAGCGTGAATGCCATACTCAAACCGCGCAACCTCCTTGCAATCCAATTCTAAACGCACGTTCATGCCTCTTCCTCCCCCATCAGCTTTTCCCAATCGTCGCGGTGAACCTTGATCCATACGCAATCGTCAAATTCTCCTGTCACCTCGGCGTTCCAAAGCACATCGAAGGCAAGTGCCATCCTATCCCAATCGTTCATCGTTCCACTCCTCCAGCATCCGCGCAACGTCGGCAACAAAGTGATCCGTAACCCGCCCTGTCTGCGCGTAATTAGACACCATGCTTTCCAAAGCTATGTGCATTGCTTCGTATCGCCTCGAAAATTTCCAAAGATCGCTCTTTGCCTTAATCTTGGCCTCTTCCGTCCCCTGCTCAAGAAACAGAGGGGCCAACAATATGTCTCCCATGTCATGATGGATCACCACATATCCCCCCCATTGTCGGCGTAATTGCGAACGTCACTGAACCAGACCCGATACCCCTCACGCATCTCGGCATCATCCAGCGCATAGCTAACGCTATTGCAGTATTTGTAGCGGTTCGCGTATTCCCGAAAGAACAGCGCATAAAGGCTGGCCGTGTCCGGCGCTTGGATCGTCTCGCGCTCGTCCGGCAACGGCTTAAAATAAAACGGCTCGTAGCTGCGCTTAACTATGGTGGTTTCAATCATCGTCCCACTCCTCAAACGCAAACGCGAAACAATCGCGCAGCTCTTCGTCCTTGCATTCATTAATCTTCGAGATTGCCTCAACACCCGCGCCATAGCGACCAACGAAATCAACGCCTGTCTCGCAATACTTCGCGTCCACAGCCAAGCCCTGTTCCTCAGCATACCGATACGCCTCAACAGGTGGCGACCATGCGCTATCGAAACGAAACGTCACGCTCTCGCCATCGTCGTCAATGTCAACGTCCTTAACGTCCCATTTCGTCCCCCAATACTCGATGCTCCAGTCATACCAATTATTCGAGCCATGCTCCTCGCGCTCGTCCTTGCCGACGTTCCCCCGAAAGACGCTATCCGGCATCGGGCGAATCGCGTTCAACAATTCGCCTTTGCCAGCGCCATCAATCAGCGCGTCCAGATTCACTCTCGGCCCCGTAAACGTCACCACATTTTCACACCAATTCGGCATCACGCCTCTCCCTTCGCTTTGTTTACGGCGGCACGGGCTGCGTCCAGTCGATGCAACGCATCTGCAAGCCATGCCTCATTAACGCTTTGTTCGGTTGCTAATTCTATGCCGTCCCATAAATCGGGAAGCACTGCCTCCAATGCCGCCAATAGGTCAGGCGCTGCCGCTATCAGCTTTGCGTTTGCCTCGTGGTCGCTCTCGCTTACAGTCTCATCGTCGCAATCAATCATGCAAACGCGATAGTCGCCCAATGTTTTGTCGGTCTGGAATACATCCAGATTACCCATCGACGCACTTCCATCAATATACCAAGCCATCACGCTTTCTCCTCGTAAATCATATCTTTCACATGAAACGCATCGCCATCGTTGCGCCGGACTATATCCGCCAGCAATTCCAACAGGCCGTCACGGGCCTCCGCCAAGCTATCCGCACCGACATATAAATCAGTGCCAAAAACATACGTTGCAGCCATCACGCATCCTCCTCTTCATCGTCATCCGCCTCTGGCCGATATGCTTCGATATTCATCGACGCGATTTCATACCAATTAACGCTATTTAAAAACGCCTCGGCATAATCCAACGCAATCCCTGACGCCTGACTGCCAACAGTCTCCAACGCCATCTCGCGCAAGCTCTGCCCCAGATCGTATGCGTCTAGTCCGTTGTAGCTGGCAAAATCAGCGTCAAACATCTCCAGATTAACGCGCCAAGTCTCGTAATTCGTCCATCCGTTATATGTCGTATCCTTATCCATCATGCCTCTCCCTTCGCGGCCTTAATCGCAGCCAATGCGATATACCGCATACCTATCGCCGAACCGCCATTGCCCTCGACCTCCACAATCCGCTCCAGAGCCGCCAGCATATCCGCTACAGTCTTTCGCGCCTCAATCAGCTCCGCCAGCGTATCACGAATGGAAGCCCGTTTAGGGGCCTCCAATACCATCACCGCATAGTCTAGCGATTTAATCGCCTCGCGCATCACAGCATCAACGTCAGCCATCACGAAACCCTTTCGACAATGCAATAAGACGGCGGATTCACCAGCACCAAGCCGATCATGTCAGCATACCATGCACGATTAAACGGGTGATCAATTACTCTAAACATCACGCCGCCTCCTTCGTCACATAACGGCGGACGGAATCCCATGCGCGTTCAACCTGATCCGCAGGGAAATATTCGGGGAAGCTAACCACCACGCACTGCGCCGCGCAATCCTCCTCAAACCATTGCGATGAACCCGACCAATAAGCCGCATAATCTTTCATCTCTTTCGTGATACGGGGAAGCAATTCACGGGCAACCCAGATGCCGCCATGCGATGCCGTCGAAACATAAATGATACCCTCGGCAATCTGCTCTTCGTCCTGAACAGTGCCCCAAGGTGATGATTTACCCGTCAATGTAAACGTCATTTCAAAAGTCCTTCCATATAATCAGTGACTGACACGCCATTGCCAGCCACACACAACACATAATCCAACGTCTTTTCATCTGTCAACAATAAAACGTCATCAAACAACATCCGAACGCAAATAATCTTATCATCCAATATATTTCGCAAAAGGTCACGGATTTGCCCCAAAATGTCACACTCCCCGTGACCAATAAGCCATTGTAATTGCAGGGGAATTTTTGCTACCCTCACGCCCCCGTGTGGCTATAAAGCATTGATACAAAAGGATAATCCGAAAATGTCACGGATTTCCCGAAAATATATCCCTATATATATATCTCCCTCCCCCCCTCTCTAAAGAGAATTAAAAATCTCGGGGGGGATATATATATAAATAAATCATTATATTTATAGATATAGATAGAAAAAGGGGGGATTTGCGCCATTTTTACCCTCACAAGAGGCGTGTGACTTTGGCAAAAAGCGTGATAAATACCCCTCAAACCCGCAGAAATCAGCCGTTTTTTGTGTGAGGGTGGCAAAATAGCGCGCCAGCCTATGTAATTCAACCAATAGCGTCAGCGGATTGCCAACCTATGCCAGCAATGGGTCGCGCCATCCTATGTAATTCAATCCCAGAGGTCGGTCGCGCCGGATAAAAAAAGGGGAGCCGAAGCCCCCCTGATTTCAGTTGTAGATTAGGTTCGGACAGGGCGGCATGCTTTCCCATGGGTTGCCTTCGAACGCTGGCTTGTCTGCCTGCATCCAACAAGCGCCATAATATCCATGCTCAACGCTTTGGCGGGTGTATCGGGTGTCACTGGTTAGCCAGAGGGTCTTAACGCGCTCACGCACCTCCTCTGGGGCTTCCTGTGCGCGATAGGTTAGCTCTATCATTACTTCTTCTAGGCTATCCCCTTCGACTGATAGCGGCCGATACTTACCAAGGAAATAGATTGTTCCGATATAGTGGGTCATGCTGCGCCTCCCATCTTGATAGGCATCCAATCCTCTTCCTCGCCTGTCTCAAGCACAGACACTACGTCCTCGCGGTGGTAGGCTTGCGTGTCGCTGTCGTTCAGCTGCAGGAGCGTGAGCATCATGCGGACAGTGCTATTCCATAGGCGGTAATCGTCGATGGTCTCGCCGTTCAACGTGCCGACGATTTCATAATCGCCATCGCTGCGCTGCCAAGCAAACGTGATATAGTTAGGGAGGCGGTTCATGAGCGGCTCTCCCGCTTGACAAATAGGTAGCCGTTGCCCTTGACGTTGCCGCCACACACATAGTCGCCTCCCCATCCTAACTTCTGGGCAAGCGCCATTGCTGCGTTCGCGTGGTTGTCCTCGGTGTCGAGCGCGTAGTCATAGCCGACTGTAACGCTGCCAGCCCATGCGCTGGCCTTGATGCGGGAGCCCTTGGTGTTCGTGGGCTTGATGTGCTTGGTTTCTATTCCTTGGGTCATGCTGCCTCCTCCTGCTTCATATCCGCGACAAGCGCGTCATAGTTACGGGCCAAGCGCATGAGCTCCTCACGGGCCATCTCTTTGCCCTTCTCCTCGCCATCCTCAAGCACCATAATATAAATCCGCACTGCGGTTTCCCATGTAGGGGTCAGGTCAATCGTTCTCATAGTAAATCCTTCCTTGTGTCATCCGTTATGACAGGTGGAGAAAACACGACTTCGGCAATTATGTCAACGCCATAATCATCGGTTCGTCGCATTTCGCGCCAGCCTATGTCTATCAATCCCAGAAAAATGGGGGGTCGCGCCAACCTATGTATCTCAACCCAAGGGGAGGGCGGAGGCGGCGCAAAAAAAGGGAGCCCGAAGGCCCCCGATCTTTCAGCTGCGGTGCAGGATCATTAGACCTAGCACCAGTATGCCGACTAGGCACAGGTGCGCGTGTCCGATCACGCCAGCCGCTCAGCGTCCAGCTGGCAGGCATCGATGAAGCGCCTCTGGTCAAAGCGGTAGTTGTCCTGCCGGAGCTTGTCAGCCAGCCGGTGCGCGATAGTGTCGGTCGCCACCCGCTCACCGATCAGGATTGCCCGCGCTCGCTCGGTCAGGGCTGGATCCTCGTTCTCGGCGATGTCGCGGCTGAATTGGGCGAGAACCTCGGCGATCAAAACATAGTCTTTACGTGTCATGGTATGCGTTCCTTTCAATACAGATCCCAAGTGTCGGTGTCGTGCAGCTGCGCGGCGCGATCCTGTGCGGCGGAGCGGTAGTCATCCGCCAGCCATTCGTTCCATGTGAGCGGGCGCTGGCCGTTCCAGCGGCATTCGGCGCAATACTCTTGGTAAACTTCTTTCGACTCGATCATGTCGGTTCCTTTCAAGGGTTGGAGGCGACCAGCTGGGCCGACCGCCTCCGGGACGATTACAGGATAGAGCGGAGGCCCTTGCGAACGATGTCCTCGGCATCGCCCAGTGCGTCGATGATGGCATCGTGCAGGGTTCCTTCGAGCGCTTCCTCGACTGCCCTGCTCAAGCCATCGCGCACCGCCTCCTCGACGGCTTCGGTGAAGGCGCATGTTTCGGTGAAGTCGCAGAGCTTCTCCTCGATCTCGGCCTCGATGTGGCTGAACGCCTCGCCGCTGTTCTCCTCGATGGCTGACATCATCCAGCGCTGGACGTCCGTGTCCTCCAGCTGCAGAGCAGCACGAGCTGATCCGCTGCGAACGTCCAGCACGTTGAGCACCCGCTCGTCGAACGAGTCCAGCTGGTCGCCGACTGTCAGGTCGCTCAGCTTGTCGAGCCGCACCTCCAGCTGGGCGAGGCGCAGGGCGGTGGTGTCCGCATTGTCACGCCACTGGCTGATCTCCTGCTCCAGCTGGCGGTTCTTCTCCGCCATCTCGGTGAACAGGTGAACCACCAGCCGGTCGCGATCAGAGGCTGCGTTCAGGGCGAGGATGTTCGCCGACGATAAGGTATCAAACTTAGACATGGTATGTTTCCTTTGAACTGTGACCGGCTGCAGCAGGTTCTGCCTCCGCAGCCGGTCGGTTGGGTTATGAGAAGTTGAAGGGATCGAAGGCTACTTCGTCGCGGTCAGCCCAAGGTGAACGATCGTTGCGATCCGCCAGCTGGTTCAGCAGCTGCTGTTTGTCCGGTGAGAACCGATCCCAGAAGTCGGCAACGCAGTTGAGGCCGATGCAAGGCTCTTCACTCTCCTCAGGCGTTGGGCCCGTGTAGAGATCGACGCAATGCCAGAGCGGCTCATACAAGCCAGCTGCAAGAACTCCGTCCCAGCACTCGGCCACCTCGTCAGGGCGGATCGTCTGGAACCAGCTGTTAGGTTCAATCTTCATGTTATGTTTCCTTTGCACTATCGACGGGAGACACGGCCCGACCCGCTGGGCAACTCGCCCGCTGCAATTCTTATCAGCGTCAGCAGGTATGTCAACCGCCATGTCATCCACTAAATACACCAGGGCGAAAACAGGAGACATCACAGCGCAATGTGAGCCAGGACTGCGACGCGATCACAGCGCAATGTGATCCCGACCGCCAAACAGGAGCTGCTGACCGCCAGCTGGCCCAGCTAGACCCCCACCCACCCACTTTGTGCAGGTCAGGCGCATTTTATATATATATATACCCCCTCAGCCCCACATTTTGCGTGAAAACAGTTTACCCTCTATATTTACCCCCCTACCCCCTGATATTGCAGCTGAACCGGGGGCTTGTTTTTTATGGGTTTAAAATTTTAAATTTTGGGTTATAAGCATGTGGCGTGGGTGCGCGTGGGACTACAGCGCACATCTAGCCCGGAACTTGAAACGCCTGATGATTGTCTGAGATGACATGAAACCAAGAATGGTCGCGTGGAATCCTCCGATCCGGGGAACAACTGAGGATCTGAACCCCACATTTTTAACCCGCGCTCTGACCCCCCCTACCCCCTGATATAACCCCCTTTGTTTATAACTGCGGCTCCCAAAAAAATTATATATTGATTTACTATGAGTGCTGATTATAAGGGATGATATGGACATGGAAGACGGTGGTTTTGGATTAGGATCTTTGATCAGCGATGACGCTGAGGCGGATGACCGTGATTTGGTTTTTGCGCGTGAGTATGTGCGCCTGAGGGCATTGAAGACGAAGAACCCTGCTGAGTTGGCGTGTGTACGCGCTGGTATTACGAACCCTGAGTATCACATCAAGGTAGTGGCGGAACGCCAGCTGGCGCGGCCAGCAGTTCAGCGGCTGGTTACGGAGGCTGAGTCTTCCGGGCTGGTGATTGAGCGGACGGAGTACACGCGGGATTTGTTCTTGGATGAATTGCAGGCGGTGCATGAGCGGGCATTGGATGCTAGGAATTTTACGAGTGCGATTAGCGCGGTGAAGACGCAGGCTCAGTTGCTAGGGTTTATGGATCAGACTGTGAATATCAATCACACGGTGACGGCGAAGGATCTTGATCTGGCTACGTTGCGTGCGATGGTTGCTGACCGGGCGAAGCCGGTGAATGTTATTGAGGGAAGGGTTATAGATGGCGAAACCGTATAGTTACGCCACACGATTTGTTTCTGGGTTTATGGACCCGAACGCAAAGGTGATTGTGGAATTACTGGACACAATGGATCATGGCCGTGAGGGTCACGATTTACTGTTGCGGCAGAAGTGTCCATTCCCGGACACGCAGGAGGGACGACTGAACCGCGAGGGGTTGCACCGTTTGGTGGATGCGTGGTTGGATGGCGTTGAATTTAACCCGCATATGGGGATTAAAGGAGAAAAGTGATGAGTATTGCTGAATTGGTAAAGAAGGTGACTGATGTTGAATTGGTGCAGATGACGTTTGACCCTGAGTTGAGCGTGGACGTGTGCAATCTGATTTATGTGATGTACGGTGATCGTATGCCTAAGTTGACGGATGAACAGTGGCAAGAGACAAGAGAGCGTTGCGCTGACGTGATGGAACAGTTCTTGACTCTGCGCCATGAAGCGGCAGATCTGGAGCGCAATCTAAAGTTTTATGTTAGGAAACATAACGACCTTGAGGCGCACTTTATGCAGACGCATGGCCGTCAAGCGTACAGAGAGTTTATGGACGAAATGGATGAGCATCACGCTAGATATGCGCGTGAAATTAAACTCTCATCTAAACTCTCATATAAAACGCATATGTGGGTTAAGGGAGAAAAGTGATGCGAAAGAGCGATGAAGAGTTACGCGATTGGTATGCTGGCTTGGCGATGCAGGCGCTGTTTAGCGTGCATAAAGGCACAGGTATCGGAGATCAGATAGCCGAAGATGCGTTTGAAATGGCTGAGATCATGATGGATCGGCGCGAAGATATAATGGAAGCTGAAGCGAAATTACGAGCGTGCATGTAAACCCGCATATAAACCCGCATATGCGGATTACAGGTGTGCCGAATGAACGATAACCTATCGACGGATGACTTGCTGGATGAGCTGGTTGAACGCGAAGAGGCGATGGCGTCGTTTGCTGCGTATATTGAGTATGTGAGCGGGTTGAAGCCGCCACCGCATTTGAAGCTGATCTGTGATAAGCTG